CACGTTTGAGTGGCTGTAACACATGAAAAGCTGTTCCGAAGCGCACTCCGGCATGACGCCGGAGGAAATGGTGGCCCTGATCGAAGCCGCACCGCCCGGCCCGTGGCCCGAAGGATGGCGCGGCTGGCCGTGCGTGTGCGAAGCGCACCGCATCATGTTTCGCCGCGAAGCGCAGCGCGTCGCGTCGCTGGTCGATCCGCCGATGGACTGGCAGCAGCCGCGCGGCATCGTGACCTGCGGCGGCGGCCTGAAATACTTTCCGGGCGTGTGGGTGCTGGCGCACGTGCTGCGCGACCTGGGATGCACGCTGCCGATCCAGGTCTGGTATCTGGGCAGCGCGGAAATGGACCCGGGCATGGCGCGACTGCTGGAGCCGCTGGGCGTCGAGTGCGTGGACGCCTTCAAGGTCGCGGAGCGCTACCCGGCCCGCATCCTGTGCGGTTTCGAGGTCAAAATCTACGCCACGCTGTTTTCTCCGTTTCAGGAGGTGCTGTTTCTCGACGCCGACAACCTGCCCAGCCGCGACCCGTCGGACCTGTTTTCGTGGCCGCAATACCTGCGAACGGGCGCGGTATTCTGGCCCGACTACGCCTGCTGGAAACTCAAGTCCGACGTGTGGCACATCTGGGGCATGGAAGACATCCTCGAAGACGTGATCGACGATACGGCCTTCGAGTCGGGCCAGTATCTGATCGACAAGCGGCGCTGCTGGCGCGAGCTGATGCTGAGCAAGTGGCTGGGCGATCATTCCGACTATGTTTTCGGCACGGTGTACGGCGACAAGGAATGCTTCCATCTGGCCTGGCGGCGGCTTGGGCGGGAATACGCCATGCCGCGGTATGCCCCGGGCTGGGCGGGCCGGTGCTGCATTGTGCAGCACGATTTCGACGGCAAGCCGATTTTTTTCCACCGGTGCCAGGACAAGTGGCGGCTGGATGGGCGCAATCGGCTGGAAGGATTGCCGCATGAGGACCGGGCCTTTGCACTGCTCAAAGAGCTGCGGCAGAAGTGGTCGGGCGTGCCGTGGAGGAATAATCACCCGACGCCGCAGGAGCAGGAGGTGATCGCGCAGCTCCAGGGCAAGCGGTACATCTACCAGCGCGTTGGGCACGATCAGCGGGTGCTCGTGCTCGAAAAGGATCAGTGGATCACGGAAGGTTCGGCGGACTGCGAGCGACGCTGGGACGTGCACGTCGTGGACGGCGAGCCGGTGCTGACCATCTCGGCCTATGACGGGCCGACCTGCCACCTGCGCCGTGACGAGGTGGGCATCTGGCGTGGCCGATGGCTGCACCACGAGCGCATGCCCATTGTGCTGGCGCCGACGGACCTTTTCGGGACGCTGGCCTGGCTGCCCCCGCCCGACCCGGCCGCGCAAATGACCGACGAGGAACGGGCGGTGTTTCAGTCGGTGGCGGGTCGCCGGCTGTTGTACGAGCGCGTGGGATACGACCAGCGCCCGATTAAGCTGGAGCCTGACGGAACCATCAGCGAAGGGGCCGGCGGGATGGAACGCACCTGGCACGTCCGCATCGTCGATGGTGCGCCGGTGCTGACGATCACAGACGGCCTGCGTCCGACGTGCCACCTGCGCCGTGGGGACGACGGCCGCTGGCGCGGCCAGTGGCTGCGGCATGAGCGGATGCCGATCCTGCTCAGTCCGATGGCGGACGACGGCCAGGGCGCATCATCGCGCCGGGAGGGCGAGAGCGCCGCATCGCCGCCCAGTGGTGACGGTTCGGAGTCTGGCGACGAGGAGGACGAGGACCCGGACGCAGACGCGCGCGGCGACCTGGCCGCGCTGGTCACGGTCGCCGTCGTCAGTTTTCGCCGATTCGCCTGCCTGGCGGAGCTGCTGCGGTCGATTCGCGCCCACTATCCGGACCTGCGCGTGATCGTCGCCGACCAGTCGGGGCCAGACGCCCAGACGGACGAGCGGGCGCAGTGGTGCCGCCGGCATCCGCAGGTGCAATGGCTCGACCTGCCCTACGACTGCGGACTGTCGGCTGCGCGCAACGCGGCCATCGCCCACGTGCGCACGCCGTACGTGTGGCTGATGGACGATGATTTCCAGGTTTTGCCATGCACGGACGCCGTGGCCGCGCTGCACCTGTTCCAGGAGTTCGGCGGGACCGAGCTGGTGGCTGGTCCGCTGTACGACCTGGCCGCTGGCCGCATGACTGACTGGGCGGCCATGCTCACCATCGAGCCCGGCACGCCGCCGGTCGTAACGGCCAGCGAGCCCGGGCCGTGGCGGCGGTCGAAGCGAGGGGTGCTGTGGCGGCCCGTCGGCCGGTTTCTGAACTCGTTCATCGCGCGGACCCAGACGCTGCGGCGCGTGCCGTGGAGGGAGCAATTGAAAATCCGCGGCGAGCATCGGGTGCACCTGGCCGACCTGGTGCGCCATGGCGTGTCCTGCATCGAGACGCCGTCCCTGACGCTGGCGCATCAAGCGCAGCGGCGCGGCGATGCGACCTACCAGCAGATGCGCTCACGCCGCGACTGGCACGAAACGCCGCTGTATCGGTTCGCGGGGAATTGGTCGGCCTCGGAGCAGCCGGCGCCCACGCCGGCTGTGACGCATCCCTGCCGCGGGGTCGTGGTGCTGACGCCTGGCCATACGGGATCGCGTGTGGTGGCGCGTCTGCTTGATGCGCTGGGGTGGCGGATGCCGGAGATCGACGTCGTGTTTGGCGAGCCCGCCGACGTGCGCGCCGTCAATCAGCGCCTGCTGCGTCGCGAGCGCGTGCCGTGGCACCAACTACGAGACACAGCGGCAGCGTGGCCGCGGCCGTGGTGCATCAAGGACCCGCGGCTGTGCGACACGCTCGACGCATGGCTGCCGGCGCTGGCCGATGATGCCCCGCTGCTGGTCGTGGTGGAGCGCGACCCCAGCGCCACCCGCGAAATCTGGCGCCGTCGCGGCGAGGCATTGGAACGGCTTCAACGGCGGCTTCAGCGGGTCGAATATCATTGGACCTATTGGCCCTGGGAACGCCGCCGCGTGGCGTTTGAGGCCATCTGCGCGGCCTGGGAGCGTATTCCCGAGCCCGGCCGGGAAGCCGAGTCGATGACCAGTGGCCCTTCGTGAGGGAATTATGGACGACGCGCACCGAACCGACCGGCAATCGCTGGAGCAATTCGCGGCCGCGCGTGCCAAGGCCGTCGGCTACGGCGACGGCGTGCTGTGCCGCGTGCTCGGCGACCTATTGGCCATCGTGGACCCTGCGGACCTGGCCGTCGGGCCGCGGCTGGCGATGGACGGGTATTGGGAGGCGTGGGTGACGGCCGCCCTGCTGCGGCACCTGCGCCCCGGGATGGCATGCGTGGACGTAGGGGCGCACGTCGGATATTACACGCTGGCTATGGCCCGCGCCGTCGGCCCGGAAGGCCGCGTGCTGGCGGTCGAGCCGTACCCAGTCAGCGCGCATCGTCTGCGACAGAACTTGGCTCTGAACGGTTTTTCTTGGGTCGAGACCGCGCAGGTCGCCGCGTCAGACGCCGCAGGAACCGCCACCCTGCGCGTGCCGCGCTGCAACGTGGGCGGTGCATCGTTGCATTCTGCGGACAAACCGGACTACGCCGAGGAATGCGAAGTCCCGACAATCGCGCTCGATGACCTGCTGGGCGAGTGGACACAGCTCGACCTGGTCAAAGTGGACGTCGAGGGCTGGGAGGGCAAAGTCTGGCAAGGCACCGAGCGTCTGCGGCAGCGGTTCCCGGGGTCCGTGCTGGTCGTTGAGCTCCATGTCGGCATCGACCGGCGCGTGGTGGCGGACTTGCTACCAGAGATCGAACGCGGCGGCTACGTGCTGCGGCACGTGCGGTACGACGGGACGGTTGCGCCGATCACGCCTGACGCGATCCTGTCACGCCCCGAGAGCGGCTGCACGCTGTGGCTGACGCGGCGCTAGAGGGGACGCACCGATGGCATGGATGCTGGCAGTGGTGGTCGCGTTGGCCGCGCACCCGGTCGATGACGTGCTGCGCGACCGGGTGGACGTAATGGAACTCAATCATTTCTTTAACGACCACGGCGAGCTGATCTTCGATCAAATCATCTTCTGGGACTGGTGCCCCGCCACGGGGCGGCTGAAGGTGCGGGCGTGGCGACTGGTCAAATCGGCCTGGCAGCTTCCTGAGCGGGACTGGCAGCGTGGCGGCTGGTCGGCCCTGTGGCTGGACGGCGACCGGCTGCGCGCGATTTACGCGGCGGCGTACCGCGAAACGTGGACGCAGTACGACCCCGAGATTGAGGCCCGCCGGCTGCATGACGTGACCCTGCGGCGCAAGCTCCGCTGACCGCGGCCCGGTCGGCCTGTCCCATTTTCCTAAGTGTCCACTGGCTGTTTGGTGACGACGAAAGGATTTGTGCAGATTTTCGTCCGCGAGGCCAGCCCCAATACGATTTACGTGTACCTGCCCGACGATCAGATTTTGATCCGTCCAAACCCGCGGAAGTAATTCTGGGCGCGGCCGCACCGCGGGCCGTCTGGTCGCGGCTGGGGGGCGACAGTCCCCAGCCGCGATTCTTTGCGCGATGCGCCCCCAGTCCCTAGGACACCAAATCGGCAGGCTCGCACCCGATGGCGGCAGCGACCGACGCCAGCCTCGAAAGGCTGGGCAGCGTCCGGCCGCGCTCGAAGGCGGACCATGCCGCGGCCGTGATCCCGGCACGCGCGGCCGCTTCCTGAAGTGTGAGCCCGGCGGCCAAGCGGCGTTCGCGCAGGCGCTCACCCAGTATCTGGTGCAGGCGTGATGGGTACTTGGGCGGCGGCACCTGGCGCCCGCCGACGCCCAGTCTCGGATTATGCGGTCGAAAGTGGTGCTGTGCGATCATCTTACGCTGCATTGTAGCGCCCGCCCATCGGAAGGTGGACCGGTTGCCACAGCCTGCCCTAGGCTGAGGTGGCAAAGTGCGCAACTTCCGACTGCTGTGGAAGTTGCGATTCGCCAAGGTGGAGACGACCGGGATCGAACCGGCAACCCCAGCCTTGCAAAGGCTGTGGCGCTCGTGTCCCATTTCCCAGGTGTCCATCTTCCTAGGTCCCCGGATTTTTTCGGCAATTTTCGCCCAAGGTCGGCCGCGGCTCTTGACGACTATTTATCCGGCTGTATAATTAAGGCGTCATCGGTGAGGGACCGATGGCGGTGGCCGCGGCCGACGCGGCGGAAATCAGCGGGCCGGGAAGACCGGCCGGGAGGGTCCGATGAACGACAATCGCACGCTCGATCAGGTCTTGTATGCTCGGGGGAGCGCCCTGCCGAAGGGTTGGCGCTGGGGGGCGCAGTTTTCCGTCCGCGGCGGGGCCGTGCAAGGCCACTACGCCGTCCGCGAGAGCGATGGCGTCTCCGTCATGGTCGCCGAGTCTCCCGAATCTGACGCGCCGACCCCGGCGGCTGCGATTCGGGCCGCCATCGCCGACGGCGTGATTCCGCGGGCGCAGCGGCGGACCCGGGCGGAGCAGTAAGCGGGCCGCGGCCGCCGCCGTATGCCCCCGAGCGGCGGCGGCCAATGCTCTATCGGGGGCGCTTCCGGCGCGCGGAGCGCCGGGTGACGGTCGGCTCCCCTTCCTGCGAGTGGAGCAAGCCTGCGGACGACCGCACTGAGGCGCCAGTGCGACCGCGGGTGAGGTCCCGGAGAGGCCGGAGCCGGGGCGCGGGAATCGACCCGCAGTGGGGCGGCGGCGTGCGCGTTGCCTAACCCCTAGGGGCCGACCGTTTTTTCTAGGAGCTACGACGATGAAAGAGGATCGCAAATGCCCTACATGCGGGGCGAGTTGGACGGTCGAGCTGGAGCGGGTGCGGGGCGATTCCGTGCCCAGTCCTGATGAGATGGGCACGCGCATCCAGTCGTGGACGGTCGAGCGCGTCGTGGAAGGGACGCCCTGCGATTGCGCGCGACGTGCCGAAGAGGATGCGGCGCGCCGCGCGAAAGAAGCGCGGGAAGCAGCCGCGCGACGGCAGCGCGATGCTGCCGCCCTGTATCGCGAGCTGATGAGCTATGGCGGTCCGCTGCCAGAGGACACGCCGATGCGGCTGCCCGACTACGACTGGGGCGGCTGGAGCGACCCGCGGCCGCTGGGGCGGTTTTCGTCGCGCTTCTGGACGTGGCATGGCGATCTTTACTACGTATCGCCAAGCGAGCAAACCGCGGTCAAATTGGACCGCGGGGCCAAGCTCGTCAATGGCGAGCTGCGCGTGTCCGACCCGTGGCTGCTGATGTAGTCTTCCCCCGCCGTCGCCGTGTGCCCCCGAGCGGCGGCGGTACCGCTGAGCTATCGGGGGCGCTGTGGGCGGGCGGACCGCCCAGACGATCACCAGCCCAGGTGCTGGCGGCGATCCGGCTTGGCCGTGACGACCGGAAGGAGTTTGGTATGTGTGCTGTCGTCAAAGTGACCGTCCATCGGACCCCGGACTGGGTGCGCGCGCGGCGGATCGAAACCGGCGCGAATGTGCCCGAACGGATCGAGGTTGCGGTGGCCGTGGATCAGCTCCCGCGCGAAGTGCGGGAGCTGCTGATCGAGGCGGGCGGCGGGAAGTATCCATCGGATTTCGCGGGCGATTTCCGACAAGACTTCCGGTGGATGTATCGCTCCGACTATCACCACGGCCAGGTGCCGATCATCGTGGACGCCGACCAGCCGACGCCCGCGGAGATTGCCGCGGCGATTCTGGCTGCTGACGCGGAGCGCCGGCAGCGAAAGGCGAAGGCCGAAGAAGAGGCCCGGCAGCGCGCCCAGCAGGAGCGGGCGATGGCCGAAGAGTGGGCGCGGCTGCCCCTACACCAGCGGGCCAGCGCGGCTGGCGTGTGCGTCGCCCGCGACCCGCAGACTGGCGCCATGAGCGCCTGCGGCGTGCAAGTATACGATGTTTCCGTGCTGCGGAAGTACGTTCCCGAGGCGCTGGCCGAGGCCGCAAAAGAGGTCGAACGCCTGCGCGAGATTGAGCGCGGCAAGGAAGCGATTGAGCATCGCGCGCTGCTGGCTGAACTACTTTCGCTGGTGCCGCAAGACGCGCTGCGGCACGCGCTGAAACTGGCGGCCGCCGAGGGAATCGGCGGCAAGCCGGCGCCCATCGAGGACGTTCGCCGGCAACTACAAAGGGCGTGTGAAGCGGGCGGCGTCGCGCTGACGCTGTAGGCCGCGTGGCGTTTCTTGCGAGGCGGCCGCTGCGCGAGCGAGCGGCGGCCGCCGTATCGGGAGCGAGTGAGCAGGGCGAACGGAGTCGGCCGAATGCGTCGCAAGCTGTGTGCGTTTCCGTACTTCGGGGGCAAGTGGTACCAGCTCAAGGATATTCTGCCTCTGCTGCCTGACTGCCACCATTATGTCGAGCCGTTCTGCGGGTCAGCGGCCGTGCTGCTCAACCGGCCGCCGGCACCTATCGAAACCGCCAACGACATCAACGAGGACCTGGTAACGTTCTTTCGCATCTTGCGGGAGCAGCCGGACGCGCTCGTGGAAGCGCTGCGGCTGACGCCGTACGCCCGCGCCGAGTTGTGGCAATCGCACGCGGAAGTTCTCGACGATTTGCCGCCGGTGGAGCGGGCCCGGCGGTTTTTTGTGCGCACCATGCAGACGCGCGCCGGCCTGGGTGGCGGGGGCCGATACCGGAACTCGTGGAGTTACGGCGTGACAAGGTCGCCGGTTTCAAGGTGGCTATCGCATGTCGAGTCGCTGCACAAGCTGGCCAAGCGCCTGCGGCGAGTGCAAATCGAGTGTCGCGACGCGCTCGACGTAATTGTGGCGTATGATTCACCCGGGACGCTGTTTTTCATTGACCCGCCCTATGCGTTCGACGCGCGCGAAGACAAGTCCCGAAACGTCTATGCTGTCGAGTTCACGGACGACTGCCATCGAAAGCTCGCCGACCTATTGGGTCGCGTGGTGGGCAAAGTCGCGCTGACCACGTACGAGTCCCCGCTGATGCGCGCGCTGTACCCAGAGGACCGCTGGCAGTGGATCGAATGCGGACGGAATGTCGTCTATGCCAGTTCGGACCGGAGCAAGCCGCGCAAATCCGAGTTCCTCGTGACGAACTACCCGCCGCCGCAGCGATTGCTGGTATGACGGCGCGCGGCGAAAGTACGCGGGCCGTGCAGCGGATGCGTGGACCTGCGGTCGGAGCTTGCACCAGAATATGACCCGCTGTATAATCCGCTGGGCGGCGTGGGCTGCCCGTTTCGCATGTCATTATTGGAGGCGCTGGGATGACGCTCTATGTAATCTTTGGTGCGCCGGACCCGGAGGCGCAGGCGGCCAGGGAGCTGTGCGAGGCGTGCCGCGTGGCGTACGGTCAGGCCGTGTCGTTTATGACGGGGCGCGACGTGTGCGCCGCCGACGCCTACGAGGCGGAAAACTGGCGGTCGCAATTTGGATTGCCGCTGCGGCCGGGGTCGCGCGTCCTGCTGTTCGAGTGTGATGGGGACGCGCTCCGGAAGCATTTTCCGGCGGGCTGTTATGCCGTTCGGCTCGACCATCATCGGCCGCTTGATCGCGGGTGGGGCAAGCCGCCAGCCGAGTTCTGGTCGGCATCGTCGCTGGGGCAATTGGTCGCGGAACTGGCCAGTGAAGGGGTGCTGAAGGGCGAAGGGCCAGAGGCGAGCGACATGAAACCTGGCACCAGCACCTGGGACGCGCCGAGCGGGACGTGGCGCGTCGCCACGCGGCAGGGCACGTGGTGGACCGTTCCGACCGATTACGTGCTGGCGGCAGCGGCCGATCACTGTCTGGCGGCGGCCTACCGGGGCGAGTGCCCGGGCGTCGAGCCCGACCAGCTCATGGCGTGGCGGGTCAAGTCGCGGGCCGAGTTCCAGGGACGGCCGGCCGAGGCGCTCATGGCGGACGTGGAGCGAGCCCGCGAGGCGTTGCGCCAGGCCCCGAAGATCGACCTGGGGGGCGAGCTGGTGGCCGACCTGCGCGGGCAGGTCGTGCCGGAGCTGCCGGAGGCGGCCGCCCGGGAAGGCGTCGCGTTTCTGGCCACGCCGCCGGTGCGGGCCGGCGAGCGGCGGAAGGTGGTCTTGCAGTGCGCGGGGCCGGCTGCGCTGGCGGCGTGGCGGCCCTGGGCGATTGCGCAGGGGCTGGTGGACCTGTACGGCGGCGACGCCAACCGCGGTTTTGCTGGAGGGTATATCCCAGATGGCCAAACGGGCAAAACACAAGCCTGACAAGTCGCGTGTGGGGACGAGTCGGGCGGGGATTGGTCGGCCGCGGGCGCTGGCCCCGAAGTATCGCTCGCCGCTGCATGCGACGTTCTGCGAGCGCTTGCTGGCGGCACGCCTGGCCGCCGGACTGACGCAGAAGCAGGCCGCCCAGCGCGCGAAAATTGCCGTCATCATGTGGTGCTTCTACGAGACGGGCAGGCGCCAGCCAAGTTTGGGGGCGCTGGAGCGGCTGGCGGCAGCGGTGGAGTGCGAACCCGCCGACCTGCTGCGGTAGGCGATTGGTGGCAGTTCCGCTTGACGAGTTTCAAGTAAAAGATAAGATGTAGGACACAGGAGGACCACGAAGGACCATGGCGGGGCAGCGGCGCATGGACGGTAGGCATGAGGCCAGATCAAACAGCCGCGCCCGTCTTTTTGCGCGGGTATCGGGAGTGACAGATGGGCAGTCTGCGTGTCGTCTTCGGCAACCAAGACTGCAGGGACGCGCCGTCGCCGCGGTGGAGTCTCACGGAACTATTCGAGCGGTGGTTTGTGCCAGTCGTCGCTGCGGCGGAGGGGCACGCACCCCATACGCTGGAGCTGTACCGCGTGGCGCTGGCACACTGGGTACGCCACACTGGCGACGATGGCCCGTGCGGGCCACAGGCCGCCCGGGGGCGGTCTGTGCGCCGGCATCGACCTTGCGCCCGTGGCATTTCCCCAGATTCGCGTGGTACGGCCCTGCAAGCTACCGTTTACGCTCGACGAGGCGCGACAGATCGTGGCGGCGGCCGACCGTTTCCCGCGGCGCTGCGGTCGCTCCGACTGGCCCGCGGTCTGGCGAGGGCTTTTGTCGGCGCTGTATGTGACAGGGCATCGGATCGGCACGGTGCTTGCCGTCGAGCGGTCGATGTTTCGTCCGATGGGGACCGACTACCAGTTGCACCTTCCGGCGGCGCTAGTGCCCAAGACAGGCAAAGCCGCCGTGCAGCGCGTGCCGGCGTGGTGTGCTGGGGCGATCCTGGCGTTGCCCGGGCATCGGCCGCTGTCGCTGGGGATCGACCGCCGCCACCTGGCGCGCCTGCATGCGGAGCTGCAGCGCCTGGCAGGCGTGGCGCCGCTGTCGTGGCAGGCGTGGCGCCGCACGCATGCGGCGATGATGCAGCGTCTGGGCCTGGGTTTCGCGCTAAACTGTGCCGCGGCGTCGTTGCAGCATTCGGACTGGCGCACGACAGCCACGCACTACTGGGACATCACCGAGGAAGTGCGGCTCCGGTTGCCGCCTTTGTGGGACTGACGGGCGCCCCGCTACCGCGGCTATTCCTACCCGCGGATAGGCCGGCATCGGGACAAGCTGGCGGTGGGGCGCCGTTTTTTCGTGTGTTCTGGGGTCGGTCTGGGACTGGGAAACGCGCATGCCTCTGCGGACCGACCGGCGGCGTAGGATGGGGCGTCGTCTGACCGGACGTGGCGGCCACGCCGCCCCGCTGCGTCCGGTCGTCTTTTCGCGCTGGGGTTCATCCATGCCTTCAGTCCGTCGGTCTCACGTGCCCAGTGGCACGATTCGGCTTGGGGCTGCGGGCGGGCCCGTGCCGGCCCCGCCGCTGCCGCTGGTGCTCGAAATCTGGCGCGATGGGTGGGTCGTGCTGCGCGCCCCGCCCGATGCCCGGGTCCGTGTGCACGTGGCGCACTGCGTCTGGTCGCCCTATCCGTCGGTCCAGAGGCTGGGTGAGGAGCTGGCTTGGCTGGAAACGCCCACCTGGGCCAGGCCGGCGATCAAGGTCGTGGCCACGGGGCTTGCGACGCTGTGCCCGACGGTCGAGGAATACGCCTGGCGGCAGATAGAAACGGGCGTCGTGTTGCCGGCGCTCGTCGAGTGCCTTCGGTCCCACGCACAAGCGGCCAAACGCCATGAACCGGGTCAACGGGTGGACGATCGACTGGGCGGCTGATCGCGTCGGTCGCCGCGCCATCGTGCTGCTGCGACGCAATGGCCAGCCCGTCGAAAGCCAGCGCTGCGACGTTTTCGACGGCCAGCAGGTGCGCGACCTGGTGGGCACGTGGTGCCAGCGGTACCGCATCCCGCAGGAGGACCTTCAGGCCGCGCTGACCGCGGCCGCGGCCGAGTGCTTCGCCGCGATGCGCTCTGGGAGGCCAGCGGGCCGCGAATCGTCGCCACCGCCGGATGCGGCCGCGTCGCTGGGGCTCGCGTGGCCGGAGCCGTGGCCCGACCCGGTCGCACTGGCCGACGTGCTCGACGAGGCGATGCGGTACGTGCAGCGGTACGTCTGGCTGACACGCCATCAGGCGGCGGCCGCCGTCCTGTGGTCCGCGTGGACCTACACGGTCGAGCGGTCAGACGTCGCCCCCATTCTTATTCTCATTTCGCCCACGAAGCGCTGCGGGAAGACAACGCTGGTCCGGGTGGTCGCGTCGATGCTGCCGCGGGTGCTGGCGGCGGTTTCGATTTCGCCGGCGGCCCTGTATCGCGTCGTGGAGCTGGCGCAGCCGACGCTGGTCATCGACGAGGTGGACGCCTTCCTCGCCGATAGCGAGGAGCTCCGCGGACTGGTCAACGCTGGGCATACCCGCGACACGGCCTATGTGGTGCGGCTCGATGGCGAAAGCTTGTTACCGCGCCGGTTTAGCGTGTTCGGCCCGAAGCTCTTAGCGGGCATCGGTCGCCTGCCCGCGACCATCGAGGACCGGGGCATCATCCTGACCATGCAGCGCAAACCGCCCGGGGCGCACTGCGTGCGACTCGACCGCGACGCCCTGGCCCGAGGGGCGATCATCGCCCGCAAGCTGCGGCGGTGGTCGCTGGATGAGGGCGAGCGGCTGAAGCCGACGGACGATCCGCCGTGCCCGGAGGTGCTCAACGACCGGGAGGCGGATTCCTGGCGGCCGCTGTTGGCCCTGGCCGACCTAGCCGGGGCGTGGTGGGGCCTTACGGCCCGGCAGGCGGCGGTGGCCCTGGCTGGGGCGCAACAGGACGAGCAGGACCTGGCTGTGGCCCTGCTGCGGGACGTGGCGGGACTAGTCGCCGATGATGCTCGCTGCCGGTGGACGCCGGCCGAGCTGGCGGTGGCCCTGGCCGAGATGGACGACCGCCCATGGCGCGAATATCGGCACGGCCGGCCGATCAATGGGTTCCAAGTGTCGAAAACCCTTTCCCAGTTTGGACTTGAGACGAGGCGCAGCGACGGTCGGAGGGTGTTTGACGCGGCAGAGCTGCTAGCCGTCGCCGAGCGGTACGCCCCGGGGGTGTCCGCAAAACGCGCCCCTGGCGCCCCTGTCCAGCGCAACCTGTTCGAGGGCAACGAGTTACGCAGGGGCGCGTGCGATGGAGACTGGGGCGAGTTTGGCGCGGCCTGTGGCTGACGCGCCCCTGTGCAAGTCGTGACTGGTCAACGAGTTGCGATCCAGAGGGGCGCGAGGGGCGCGTTTTCCAGGGAGGGTGGGATGGGTGCTGACAGGGACGAGTCGGCGGGGCCGGTGGAGCTGCTGATCGAGGGGCCGAAGCCGAAGACGCAAGGGAGCATGCGCGCATTTCCGTTCCGGCGCCGTGACGGGTCGCTGGGCGTGCGGGTGACCCACGACGGGGGCCGGCAGGTCGAGGACTGGCGGCTGGCGGTGCGACTGATTGCGCGCCAGCAGTGGCAGCGGCCGCCGACGCGCGGCCCGGTCAAGCTGGCCGTGCTGATCCGCGTGCCGCGGCCGAAATCGCACTACCGCCGCAGCGGCCTGTCGGCACAAGGTCGCCGGCAGCGCCGCCCGGGCCGGCTGGCGGGCGACGTGGACAAGCTGCTCCGTGCGGTCTGCGACGCCCTGACGGGCATCGTGTACGAGGACGACGCCCAGGTGGTCGAGGCGCTGGTGCGCAAGGTGTGGGCGGAAGACCGGGACGGGACATGGCGGACGGCGATTTGGATTGCGCCCGCCGAAGACTGACAGCGGAAGACTGAAACGCGCAGCGTGTGGGCAGCGGTCAGAACCGGGGGCATTTATCACGCTGTCGGGGTGAGCAGGCAGTAAATCATAGCGGCTTGCAACGCGGCGCGCTGCGGTCTTTATAATGAGGCGACACCGACAGGGAGGTCACCAATGCTTGCAAGGGATGCGATCTATCGGCTGGTGGAAGTCGTCAAGCCGACCGCGGACGAGGGGGAAGCGGCTACGCTGGCGCATCGGATCGGCGGCCGGCTGCTATTGGCCGTGAACGAGTCGCGCGGGCTGGGATCGGCGCGCTGGTCCGCGATCGTCGAGGAAGTCCACGAAATCGCCGCCGATCAGGGCGGCCCGCCGCCGCACGTGGTGGAGGCCGTCTGCGCGCTGGTGCGGTACATGGCGGCGGGTTTCGTGCTTCTAGTCGCTCTATCGACTACGGCTGCTGCTGCCGCGGCCGAGCATGCCGCCACGATGGACATTCCGCCCGAGTATCGAGCGTGGTTCCGCAACCCCGACGGGTCGTGCGTGCAATGCAGCATCGGCATGGTGGGCATGTGGAATAACCTGCCGAGCTGGACGTACGTTCTGTGGGACACGGAATATGGACCGGCGCAGCGGGGCGGGTCGTGGCCGGGCCGCGTGGCGAAGTACGCCCGGGAGCGGGGCATGAAGATGTACAACGTCACGGGGACCAGCTTCGAGGATACTCGGCCCTGGATGATTTGGGCGGCGCAGACGGGGCGTTTCGCGGCTATCGGGGCCGGCCGCGCGCATTTTCAGACGCTCTACGGATACGTGCCCGGCGATGCAAAACCCTGGAAAGTCTGCAACAATAACAGCACCTGGCGGGTGGACGAGTACACCGAGGAGGAGTTCCGGCGGCTGCATATGGCGAGCGGGCCGTGGGTCGTGATCCCAGACGAGCCGCCGGGACCGCCGCCGCCGAAAATCGTCGCGTGGTGGCAGTAGGGAAGGCCCGCGCTGGCGGGGGCCAGGTGGCCAGCAGCGAGCCCAAACGCAGGGAGGGCAGACGATGAGCGCGATCTGGGCATCGGTGCTGGTATTGGCGGCCGTGGCGAGCCAGCCGGAGGGCCGCGACGTGCCGCCGGCCGCGGTGGCCGAGATTCTGCGGCGTGGGGCGATGGTGGAGCACGTCGCAGGGACACAAGGGGTCGAGGACGAGGGGACGTTGGCGTTCGTCGAGGCGGTGGCCCCGCCGCCAGACGATAGCCACAAGTGGTTTTTCACGCTGGTGGTGACGCGCGGCTGCCCGTGGTGCGAAAAGATGCGCGCGGATTTCGCGTCGAGCCCGTACCTGAAGCCGTGGGTAAACGTCAAAGAGCCGAAGGAGTCGTGGGCGCACTGGCAAGTCTTCCAGTTCGAGGACGAGTCGCAAAAGTGGCGATGGAAGGGGCTCGAGCTCAAACAGTTTCCCGTGCTGATCGTACAGCCGCCGCTGAACCGGGCGTTTGGGGACCCCGCGACAGTCGTGTACCTGCGCCAAGGATACCTGGAGCCGCAGAAGCTCGATCAGGAAATCCGGGCGGCGATCCGGGCGTACACGAAAAAAGTCGCGCCGCAGTATCGGGCGTGGAAGCAGACGCAGCAAAGCAAAGAGCATGAGCAGGGGCTGGCGAAAGGCGGAATCGGCCAGGCGAGCGCCGAGCCGCCCAGCGGTGCGACCGGGCAGACGGAAGGCGGCTGGCGTCCGCCGGCCACGCCGCCGTCGCCATTGCCGGAGCCCACGGTCCCTTTTCAGGTTCCGCCGATGCCCAGTCCGCCGCCGAACCCAGCGGGTCCGCAGGACGCGCTGGCACCGCTGATCGTGGCCCTGCTGCGCAACATGCTACCCAGCACGCAGACGGTGCTGCTGCTGCTATTGACGCTGAGCAACGTCTGGATGCTGTATCGGGACCTCGCGAAGCAAAGCGGCGTCCGAATGCTGATCGACGACCAGACAGCGGACCGGATCGTGGCCGTCATCCGCAAGGTGGCGGGTGGATCGGGCGGGCAGCCGCCGCCGTCGCCGCCTTCTGCTTGAGCGCATGGCAGTGGATGAGCTGGTGGCTGTGGCTGCCGATGCGGCTGGAATCGCTGGCCTGGGCGCTGGTCGCAATTCTGGCCCTGTACGTGCTGGTGCGTTTGATTCGTGGGTAAACATGGAGGACGGATCGTGACCGAGGAGCGGCGGCAATTCCTGGCGGCCTTGATTGACGACGTGCGGACGAAATGGGAGCGGTGGCTGGATCAGCCGACGGCGTCTTTGGTGCCCGATCATCCTTTGCATCGGGCGCTGACGCTGCTGGCCGAGCAAGCGGAAATGGTGGTCCCGGAGCGGGCCGAACCCATCGAGCGATTGATCGAGCAGTTTGCGGAAGTGTGGCGGGAGTTCTTGCGCGATCAGGACCTGCTGGGCGACCCGTCGCTGCTGCCGCCGCCGGAGCTCTGGCACGCCCTAGGTCGTGTCGTGGAGCACCAGACGCAGGCGCAACTTCCGGCGCTGAAGTCCGTCGAACCGATTGAGGAGCTGCTGCGGCAAAACGTGCCCCGGTACCAAATCTGCCTGATTTACGGGTTTCTCGACGAGTACGGAAACCCAGACTATGTGAAACTGGCCGAGGAAATATCACGGCCGGGGACGCACACGGGGCCCGGGTGGATCGCGCCGGTCAATCGGCATATTCTCGACCTGCGCCGGAAGATGACCGAGTCGGCGTCGCAGCTCAAAGCGAAGGCGGAGCGACTGGCACAGCCGCGGCCGCCGGAGCTAGTGGCCATGACCGAGGCGGACGACGTCGAGTCAGAGCCAGACGCGACCGCCGCAGCGCAGGAGGACGTGCCATCTGCCGCGGAAGCGCAAGCAGGACGCAAGCGGCGGCGATAGTCCGCCCCGGCCGACGCGCAAGGCGAAGCGCAAAGACAACGGGGGCGCTGGTCCACCGCCAGCGCTGACGGTGCGCGACTACCCGCACCTGCTGGCCGCATGGGCGAAAGGCCGCGGTTTAGCGGCCATCGCGGCGCAGTATGGCGTGTCGCGGTCGAGTGTGTGGCGGCACCTATGCCGCGCGCGGGCCCTGTACCGCGAGGAAGTGCGGCGGTCGCTGGCCGATTTTTTCTACGAGCTCACGACGCTGCGCCGCACGCTATGGGAAGCGCTCGACGATCCGGAGGCCAACCGCGCGGCCCTGGCGCAGGCGCTGGTGAAGGCGATCACGCTCGAGCTCGAGCTGGTGCGGGAGCTGACGGCCCGGGAAGCGGCGGACGCGGCGTTCCGCGTCGCGGGCGCGGAGCCGCAGGCCCTGGCTGCGGAAGCGGCATCGCGGCTGCTAACGTTACTCGATGCCAAAGCACGGTCCAAAGATTGAGCGAGCGGCGGAGCTCGTGCTGGGCGATGCCTGGCTGACGGAATACGCAGCGCGCAGCCGCGAGCTGGCCTATTTCACTTTTCGGCCGCGGCCGAACCGGCCGGAATTGGGCGACGAGCAGCAGGCTTTCGTCGAGTCGCGCGACGTGGTGGCGTTTTTCATTGCCGGCAACGGGTCCGGGAAAACCGAGGCCGCCGCGGCCAAGTGCGCACGATTCCTGCTGGCGCGCCAGCCGCCGCCGCGGCGTGATACGCCCTTCTGGATTCTCACGGAAACGATGCACGTTGCCGGCGAGGTGCTCTGGAAGGAAAAGCTGCTCGGCCGTGGCCACCTGCCGCCCTCCGAAATCGACTGGGCACGGGTGAGCTGGCACGAAAAAAAGGCGAATCATCCGCGGATGGTCCCGCTGCTCCCGTGGCCCGCGTCCCGAGGAGGGGACGACGGGAAAAACTGGATGATCGAGTTCAAGTCGTTCGAGATGGGGCGGCGCGCGCTCCAGGGCGCGTCCATCGGCGGCTTCTGGTTCTCCGAGCAGTTCCCGGCGGACCTGTTCACCGAAGTGCTGGTGCGTTGCCGCGACTACCTTTTCCCGGGCGGGCAGTTCGCCGAGTTCACGCCCTTGGACCCGGACCTGTGCGTGTGGCTGGAGCGGATCATGGAAGAGCCGCCGCCGGGCTGGGGATTTTACCGGGGCAATACCGAGTGCAATCGCGAAAACCTGGCACCTGGGGCCATCGAGGCGTTTCTGGCCACCACGCCCGAAGAGCTCAAAGAAACGCGGCTGCGCGGCGTGCTGGCATCGTTCGAGGGAGCAATTTATCCGACCTTCAACGTGAAGCTGCACGTGGTGGACGAGTCCGAGGTGCGCATCCCGCCGGGCTGCTGGCATTTTCTGGGCACGGACTGGGGATCGTCGGTCGAGCATCCCCACGTCACAGTCTGGGCGGCGATGGATGGCGCGGGCGACTGGATCGTTTACGACGAGCTATGGGACTGCGACCAGTCGCGCACCACGTACGACCTGGCGCAGGAAGTGGTGCGACGCTGTGCGAGCTGGGGCTGGCCTACGTGCGTCGAGCAGGTCGAGGGCCGGGCGGTGCAGCGGATCGTGACGGACGACCCGCACTACGGCATGAACTTCGCCGACCCCAGCCGCCCCGGGGAAATCTATAGTTTCGGGCAGTATGGCGTCCCCACGGTCCCGGCATCAAATCGCGTGTACGATGGGATCAACGCGGTTCGGCTGCTGCTTAAGCCGCACCCGGTCACGGGGCGGCCGCGGCTGCGGATTTCGTCACGCTGCCGCCACCTGATCGAACAGATGCGCAAGTATCGCTGGCGGCGGTCGCGCTCGCCGCTGTCCGGCAGTGCGATCAATCCCGCGGTGGCGTCACCCGTGCCGCTGAAGCGCGATGACGACGCCTGCGACGCCCTGCGGTACCTGATCGCGTCGTGCGGGATGGGCGAAACCCGGCCCGTGAGTCAGCCGACCCTGACGCCCAGGCCCCGGCGGTCCGCGATCTGGCCCGGGCGGCCGCTACAATAGGGGCAAGGCCACGGAGGGACAGACGATGCCGCTGCCGCGGTACCTACGAGCGCCCCTGGAGGGGGTGCGGCGGATTGTGCGGGGGATGCGCACCCGCCCCGCGGCGCCGCGCACCAAGGCGGCCAGGTCGCAGCGGCCGGCTTCCGCGGGGCAGACGGGCGCGGGGCAGACGGCGCGTCTGGCCACGCGGCCGATCATCCCGGCGGCCCGGGCCGGCGGTGGCGGTAGCGGCGGCCTGGAGCTACGGGCGGCCGACCTGGAGGCCCTGCTGCGGGCCGTGCTCGACGAGGGCTGGGCGTCGGAGGCGGACCTGGCCGAGTGGATCGACCGGCTCATCCGGGGCATCCCGCCGCAGGAACCGCCCCCGCCATCGGCGACAGCCGGCCACGCGCCGCCCGCGCTGCCCCCAAGTGGACCCAGCGGGACGGGCGGCGGTGGCGGCTGGTCACCCGGAGGGTTTGGAGGGTTTGGTGGAGTTGGTGGCGGTGGTGGCGCGGGCGGTGGACGCGGGCCGACGCCGCCGGGCGGCGGCCGGGGTGGTGTGCCGGTCAACGTGGACGGGCAGTGGATCACGTTTCCGGCGAATCACCCGATTGTCACGGCCGAAATGGTCCCGGTGGCCAGCAGCAACATCTACAGCATCGGCTTCGACAACGACAGTCACACGCTGATGGTGCGGTTCGTGGGGCGCCATAGCCACAAGGACAATTCCCGGCGCCCCGGGTCGATTTACGCTTATTTTCACGTGCCGGCGCGGCGGTTCCTGCAATTCCTGGATGCAGCCAGCAAGGGCAAGTGGCTATGGGACAACGTCCGCATCCGTGGCACGATCAGCGGGCACCGCTACGACTACGCCCTGGTGGGCATCGAGGCCGGCTACGTGCCGCGCAAGGCCACGCTAACGCCGCTGGGCGAGGCGTACATCCAGCGGCAAGTGTGGACCGACAAAAGCCGTCTGATTGCCAGTCCATTGCCGGAGCAGCTCGTCCGGCCGCTGGCCCCGGTTTTGCGCCCAGGCCGTCCGCCGAAGGACGGACGCCGCGGCCTAGGAGGATGACCCATGCCGATCATGATGGACCTGGGACAGCTTCTCGCGGAGCAAGACCCGTCGAAACAGCCGGGCAATGGGCAGATGGTGCTGCCGCACGTGGCGACGTTCGCGGGCATGGCGACGAGTCTTGCCAAGGTGTACCGCATCGCCGACGAGGCCCTGCTGCATTCGCGCGAAAACGCTCGCGCGATGCGCAACGACCTGGCGATCATGGAATGCGTCGAGGCGCGGCAGCGCGCCGTGGCCCTGCTGAGCTGGCATATCGAGCATGACCCGTCGGACCCGGTGCAGCGTGCGCTGGCGGCCGACGTGACGCGCTGCCTGGAAGCGATCCCGCGGTTTACGGCCTATCGCGAAAACCTGCTGCACGCCGTGTTCTATGGGCGCTACGCCGTCGCGCAGCGGTGGCGCTGGCGATATGTGCAGTCGCGGCTGCGCCTTGTGGTGGATGCGTGGCGGCCCGTACATGGCGATAAGATCGTCTATCGCGTGCCCGAGGATGCCGAGGACGAAGCGGACGCCGAAGCGTGGCGAATCGGCATCCTGGTCGGGTCGGCGTACAAGGCGGGCGACATGGTGGCGGGGCGATGGAAGGTCGAAGCCACCGACCGCGGGCTGGCGTACTTCCTGGAGCCGTGGCAGCGGCCGCTGCTCGCGGTCCATACGCACAGCATCGAGGACGGCGAGTTCGAGGTCCCGTATTCCGCCGACCGGCTGCATGGCGTGGGCTTGCGCTCCCGCATCTACGCCACGTGGTACCAGAAGCAGGAAACGCTGGCCTGGCTGATGGAATACATGGAGCGCTCCGCGCTGGGGTTCGAGATTTGGTATTACCCGTGGGGCAATCCGGCAGCGCGGGCCGCCGTGGTGAAAGCGGCCGAAGAGCGACGCGCGAACATCAATCAAATCCTGGTCCCGAAAATCATGGAAGGGGACAGTTTCACGCCCACCTACGACCGGATCGAGCCGTCGATGGCGGGGGCCGAGGCCCTCAAAACGATCATCACGGAATACTTCGGGCATTCGATCAAGCGGTACATCATGGGGCAGACGCTGACCAGCGAGGCGGGCTCGACGGGCCTGGGCTCGAACCTGGCCGACATCCACCTGGCAACGTTCCTGCAAATCGTCCGGTACGACGCCGTGAACCTGGAGGAAACGATCACGACCGATCTGGTGCGCCCGCTGCTGGCGTTCAATTTCCGCCGGACCGACCTTCCGCTGCGCTTCAAAATCGACACCGAGAGCGAGGACGCGGCCGAGCGGCTCGACGCCATCGAGCGCGCCGCCAAGCTCGGCCTGCGCATCCGCAGCGAGGACGTATACCGCATGGTGGGGCTCAGCAAGCCGACCACGCAGGACGAGGTGCTCAGCGGTGCCTATGGCCAGCCGGCCGCCGCAGGGGCCGGAAATCCCGCCGATCAGCCGCCCGCAAGCGCTCCCCCGGAATGGGGAGGCGCTTGACGGAGGGGGGGATCAAGGGAGAATGCGAGGCGTAGGAGTCTGGAGTCACGGACGATGCCGACGGCCACCGCCAGCCCGACCGCGACAAGGCAGCGCTGGTATATCCTGCGTGACGTGCCGGTATTCGCCGAGCACGTCACGAAGGCCCGCAATGGCCGGACGCTGATTTTCAACCGGGAAAACCTCCAGCGGCTGGCCGAAAGCTGTAACCGCCGCATCCAGCAGACGGGCGACTATGCTGCGGTGACCATCGGACACACGCCCGACCGGGACGCCTTGGCGGCCGGCGCGACGCCGCCGAAGGTGGTCGGTTTCGCCGGTCCGTTCCGCGTCGGGCGTCTGGGGGAAGGCGAGGGCGCCAAGTGGTGCATCTTTGCCGACCTGCGGATTTTCCCGGAGTTTCGCGACCTGCTGAAGCATTACCCGCGGCGGAGCGCGGAGCTCTGGCTGGTAGGTGACTACGACCAGATGTACTTGGACCCGATTGCCCTGCTGGGCGCCGAGACGCCGCGCCTCGACCTGGGGCTCGTGTACAGCGCCGAGCGTGCCGGGGTCGTGGTCGAAAAGTATGCAGCCGCGCATCCCTCGGCGACTAGTACGTGCCTGCCGGGCCCCATCGCGGCAAAGGCCGGCAGCTCGCCACAATCCAAACGGGAAGCATACGCCATGCCGACGAAGACCATCGCAACGGGGCTCGACGTGGACGAGATCGTGAAGGCCGTGCTGCAAGCGCTCGATGGCCTGGATTGGGTTCAGGCCGCCAAGCAGAAGGCGCAGGACGACCGAGCCGTCAAAATCGAGCCGGAAACCCCGAAGGACGCAAGCGGGACCCCAGCGCCAGAGGACGCGGCGGCCGGCACTGCGGATGAGGAGCCGGAACCTGCCGAAGAGGAGACGGCGGACGTGGAATCGTCCGCTGGCCAGAAAGCGCCGCCTGCGGGACCGGCCGCATCCGGCCGCCGCGCCTCGCCACCCGAGGACCAGCAGCAGGACGAAGAGCAGGACAAGGACAAGCCCGAATCATACGCCGCCGACGATGCCGCGCCGGCCGAGGCGGTGACGGAGCTGCCGGCCAACGACCCTGTGGCCAAGCTCCGCGCGGCCCTGGAAGCGGCGATGGCGCCGCTGATCCGGCGTCTTGAAATCGTCGAGTCCCAGCTCCGCGGCGAGGGGGCCAAGCTGCGCGACCTGGAGCGATACGCCCGGATCGAGGCGTTGCGGCGGGAAGGCTATCTGATTGACACGGAAGCAACGTTCCAGCGGCTGCGCTATGAGCGCTGCCCGTCCGACAAGGAGTTCGAGCGCTCGCTGGAGCTCTTGCGTTCGCAGGCCGTGCGGGCTCCGGCCGATTTGCCCATGCCGCCGACCGCGCCGCGGGGCGGTGCGGCAGCCGTGGGCAATGTATCGGAGGCGGTCGCGCGTGCGAGCGAACAGCAAGCACGCCAGGCCCGTGAGCTTTGCATGGAAGCGCGCAAGCGCGGTTTAACGCCCGATTTTCACAGCACGCTGGCCGCGGTCGTTGCCGGTCGGCCGGAAGTGCGCCTTAAGTGACGGAGACTAGGCCATGCCGGAAGGTTTTCAAGGAATCGCCGCCAGTACGATCAACCTGGCACGTTTCGTCAAAAGCAGCGGCAGCGACCACGAGTTCGCGCAGGCGGGCGACAATGACCCCATCGTCGGGATTTCGGGTATCGGCAGTGCGCGTCCGCCAATTCCCGACGTGGCAACGCACGTCGCCGCGGAAGCAGGGCAGAGCTTCCGCATCCATCAAGAGGGCGAGCGCTGCCTGCTAACCGCAGGGCAGCCGTTTTCCGCCGGCGCGCGCCTCAAGTCCAATGCCGATGGCAAGGGCGTGGCGATTGCCAGCAGCGGGACGACCCCGCAGCGCTACGGCGCCGTGGCCTTGCAAGCGGCGACGGCCGCCGATCAACTCGTCGAAGTGGTGGTGGTGCTAGGGGTGGAGTCGCCGGCGTAACGTGATCGCCGCGACATGGACACGGACACCTACCGCGAAAGGATGCTACGATGCCTGCTGCTTATCCCAGCGCGACCAACGTTTTCGTTCGCGATCATGCTGCGACCCAAGGCCTGGTCGTGGACTTTGCGCGCAACCCGACCGATTTTCCCCTCAATCAATACGTGCAGATCATCCCGGTTCAGAGCATCGCCGGCTATTATCTGGAAATGACCGTCGAGGAAGCAGGTCGCATCGTCAACAACGACCTGCGCAACTTCGTCTGGCCGGACGGGAACCCGGCGCCCGAAGGGCACACGGGGACCGAGTCGTTCAACTGGAAGGAGTATCGCTGCCAGCGTTACGCCTACCCGGTCACGTTGGGCGATCTGACCGTCGATCAAGCGACCTGGCCGATCCTGGAAACACACCGCCGCATCAAGGCGCAGCAAGCCATGACGGCGCGCGTTCAGGCCGTGATAAACGTGGCGCTCTCCACCGGGAGCTATCCGACAAGCCACGTGATCGACGTGACGACGCTACCCGGCAACACGGGCAACTGGGCGCAGGCCACGACGGCCAACGGCAACATCAAGCGCTCGATCAACACGGCAGTGGCCCGGATCAAGCAGGACACGTTTTCGGCGGTTCGCCGTCAGGACATGGTGCTTGTCGTGAGTCTGGAACTCGCGCAGGCGATGGCGGAGTCGCAGGAAATCGTGGACTACCTGAAGAGCTCGCCGTATGCCCTGCCGGCCCTCCAGCAGCAGGCCCCGCAGTTCGTCGAGATGGGCTTGCCGCCCGTGCTGTTCGGCGTGCGCGTGGTGATTGAGGACACCTACAAGGTCACGTCGCGCAAGGGCGTCACGAGCACGGTGCGCTCGCCCGTGCTTCCGAAGGCCAACGCGCTTTTGGTATCGCGGCCTGGCGGGCTCGAAGGGGTCGCCAACACGCCCAATTTTTCGACGCTCGCCATTTTCGCCCAAGAGGAAATGACCGTCGAAAATCTGGAGGACCGGACCAACCGGCGCATCGTGACGCGCGTGGTCGATACCATTGGTGCCGCAGTGCTTGCGCCGGCTAGCGGCGTCCTGTTCACTGCGTGCGCCTAGGTGATCTATGCTCTATTGCGACGCGCCGACGCTGACGCGGTTTTTCGACGAGCGGTCGATTCGGGACCTGCTCTCGGACGACGGCGCGCCGTACGACGGCGACCTGGCGCTCAATGCGACACTGGAAACGCTGCTGCAAGCGGCCAGCGGTCGGCTAGAGGCGGCCTGCTATTTCGGCGGCCTGTACACTGCGGACGACCTGGCGAACTTGCCGGCCAATTCGCAGGCCCTGGCCGCCGAAATCTGCGCGCGACTGGCGATGGCCGCGCTCTTGTCGCGGCGGGCCAAGGACGCAGAACTCGCCACGAAGCTTGAGCAGTCGGCCGAGGAATACCTGGGGCAGCTCCGCGACGGCAAGCGGCTCTTCGATTTGCCCGCGCAGAAAGCGGCAGGCCATCCCTTTGTCGCGTGGCCGAGTATCCGCTGGCTGACGACGCGCGAGGCCGTCACGGACCGCACGCCGCATTTCTACCCGCGGGCCGCGGATCGTCTGCCCGCGGACCGAAGGGGGTGAGCAATGCCTGTCGAACCTATCGCCTATGGGCTTGCGACCGTGAAAGTCGGCTTCGGCGCCAGCGGGGCGTTGCAAACGCTCGGCTACACGCGGAACGGGGTTCAGATCAGCTTGCGGTCGATTATGATCCCGGTCCCTGGAGACGCAGGCGGTGGCGACGGCGGGACGCCTATCGACTATCAGTACCTCGGCGAAGAGGGCACCATCCGCGCCGAGCTTACGTCGGTGGACATGGCAGTCTTGGAGTCGCTCAAGGGCATCTGGGCCAAGGCCGCGGGCGAAGTCACGCTGCATATCGGCAAGTTTATTTTCGGGCCTGGAAACTTCCTGCGTGTGAGCATCGAGACCCCCACGAAAATCCACACGTTCCCGCGGTGTACGCTGCTCAATGAACCCATCGAGATCACCAAAGGCACGCGGTATGCCGTCCATGTGGTCAGTTTCCACGCGCACCCGTACGCGGGAAGCTTGTACTCAGTCAGCAACCCGAGCTGATGCCCGATGATCGTTGGCCTGATTGCGAAAATCGCGGACTGGTGGCGCCGTATTCGACCGCCGAGCAAAGCAGAGCGGTACCTGTTCCGGTACTGGGACGGGCGGCGCTTCCGCTGGGCCGACCCGCTGGTCGTGTTCCAGCGCCTCACGCACGACCCCGAGTTCTGCTACGGCAACGGCCCCGACGATCCGCGTTCGGAAATCGGCCCGGCCCTGGAGTTTCAGGAGCCGCATTTCTCGCGTCTGGTGGCCGCGGTGCATCGCGCGTTCGGGACGCATCCGTTCGACGGGCGGTATGGGCTCACCCACGCCGAAGCGCTGCACCTGTTCAGCGGCTTTGTCTATTGGGTCGATGCCCTCATAAAAAAAAACAGCCCGTCATCGACCTCATCGCCACGTATGGACTCGCAGTGCTCGACCTGCCCGGAGTCGCCAGACGGGACTACGAGCTCACCATCGCCTTGACCCTCTTGGCGTGGCGTGTCGAACGGCGTAGGGCGTATCGCGTGCTGCTGGGGGCGCGCGGCGCCTTCAGCGCCGACGATGCGTTCTGGAACGCGGCCCTCTATGACACGCCCGAAGAGGCGCAATTCTGGACGGAATTGACGGCCAGCCGTCGCGCCGCCGCGGCGGCCACGCCGCCGCCGCTGGCCGATGTGGACCTGGGCGACGCCGAAGCAGTAGCTGCCCAGATGGAGCGCTTCGCGGCCGCGGCAATGCACGCAGCGGGAGGGTAAGCGATGCCAGCGCCTGCACTAGCTGCCATCGCCCGCGTGCTGGCGGGCCTCGCGGTCCGAGCTGGAGCCCCTGCCGCAGGGCGAGCGCTTGCCGCCACAACGGGCGTTGCCGGTACGCGGGCCGCCTCGGCCGCCACGGCCGGCGGCGTGCGCCAGGTGCTCGAAGACACCGGGCTCACCAACGTGCGGCAGATTCTGGCGGCCGTGATGCAAGGCCCGCAGGCCGGCGGACGGCAACAGCAGCAGCCGCCACCCCAGCAGCCCGCGCAGCAGGCCGCGCTAGCTCCCCCACCGCCACAACCGCCACAACCGCCGCAGCAGCCGCAGGCGCCGCCACCGCCTCCCCCGCCCCCGGCCCCGCTGCCACCACCGCCGCCGCCGCCACCGCCACCGCCACAGCAGCCGCAGGCCCCGGCAGGTTCCGACCTGGGCGACATGCTCAAGCAATTGGGCGGTTCGCTATTGTCGGGCGCGAAAGGTTTCGTCACGGGGAGTCTGACATCGCCTGTCGGGATCGCGACCTCCGCTGTGACGTTGCCGATTGCGGCGGAGCGACTGGCAAACAAGTTCGAGCAGCTTGCGCGGCGTGTTGCCGAGGCGAACGACCAGTTCGGGGAGTTTTCCGGCCAGATTGCCGCATCGAGCGCCAGGCGTCAGATGGCTGAGCGGATGCAGCGTCGCGACATTGCGCTGGCCACCTCCAGCAGTGCCTCGCTGCTCAATCAACAGCTCGCCACGCTCACACGCGAAGTCACGCCGATCAAAGAAGCAATCGCGTCAACGATGAACTACATCGCGACGGGTATGACGCTCATTGCGCGGGCCGCCGTGCTGTTCGTGAAATTGTCGCCGACGTTCATCCTGTGGCACCGCACGATGCAGAAGGCCGAGGGCCGCGGAAGTGCGAAGCCCGAGGAAACGCCGCTGCATGATTTCCTGCGTGACGTGCGCGCTGGCCATTTCCGGAACCGCGAACGATGACCGATGTGATCTACAACGGCGTGCGCATCAGCAACTGCATCACACGGCAGTTCCGGCAACTGGTGCGCTACGACGAAAGCGGGACCGACCTGCTCGGAACCGAAATCCATCTGGTGGTCGAAGGATACATACACGGCCAGCACAGTCTGTCGTTTCACGGCATCGGCCGCGGGACCTATCGCAACGTGGCGGACGAGTTCGCGGCCGTGTCGATGGCCTTGTCGCAGCCGCGAAAAGAGCTGCGCGTCTACTGGCGGACCGAAGCAGGCATGGTGCTTGTGATGCACGCGGTTCCGGGCACCAGCGAAAACACGGCCACCAACACCGACGTAGACCACGGCCCCAAGCCGACGGAGCTCGAAGTCGTGCGCGTGACGCCACGGGCGGTGCTGGTGCGCTGGGGCGTCAAGACGACGGTCAGTTTCTGCGCCGACAGTCAGCAGGTGCGCGGGCCCGCGAAAATCATCTACAACAAATGGCACGTCGAAGAAACGCTCAATGCCGACTGGTACACCAGCCGCCGCATCACGGGCCGCATCCGATTTTCCGAGGGACTGACAGCCAAGCATGCGCTGCGTGGGGCCATCACGCCGATTCTGGAGCAGGGGTTCCGGCGCGAGATGGTGCAATACAGCGTCAGCGAAAACGGCCTGGAGGCCAGCTACGTCATCGAGGACCGTCAGGTCCATTATTCGGCCCCGCCGCCCGCAACCGACATGCGGGTGACACACACGGACTCCAGCAACGACGGCGTGACGTGGCTTAGCCACGTCACGATTGAGCTCACGGGTTCGCCGGCGGCCAGCCGGCAAGCGCTGCTCCAGCGTCTGGTCGAAATCATGGACCAGCGGACCCGCATCCTGTCGGGCACGGACGAGCAGCGGAAAAACCTGAAGATCGAGCATGTGGCGATCACTGAGGAGTTCGGAGAAACGAACCGCGTCCGGGGCGACCTTACGGTTAAATACTTCTACGAAAAGACCTCCGATGTGACCTATACGCTGCGCGACCGGCAGATCGGCCAGCCGCTGGAGCTGCGCAGCTACAACCGCACGCAAAGCCAGACGCCGCCGCTGTTCGGCGAGCAGCCGCACGGCAAACAGCGCGATCCCTCGACGCTGTTTCTGCTGGAGTGCTACGTCCAGGACCCCTGCTCGACCGCCAAGACAATCGGCCGCAATCAGCCGTCACGGTCGCAGCTCTACCAGCCACAGCAGGACAGCCAGTCGCCCTACGTCGAGGAAACGCCCCGCAGTCCGAGCCAGTCACGGCCGCAGCTCAGCTACAATCAATCGCACGAGCAGGCGATGTACACGCTGGCGACGGTGCGTGTGACGTTCGATGCAGACTTTGGGCGCCCCGTCGTTCCGCTCGGAATCGACCGCGTGAACATCGACGGAAACTCAGACGCGCTCGTGGCAAAGCTTGTCCCCACGTTGCACGTGCCGGTATATCGTCGCATGGTGGATTGCGTGCTGGAGCGCGTCGGGGCGCTTCCGGAACTGCCCCGCCTCGATCAAGCCATCGTCGAGCATGACGGGGCCTACTTCATCCGCAATCGCTGGAAAGTAATTGCGGAGCCGCCGCGGCCGGACCCCAGCGGATCGCAGCTCGTCATGCGGGTCCGCGTCCTGATTTGGGAAACGCTGTTGGGGACCAATTTGCAGCAGCTCTGGATCGGCACGAACCCGATTGTGAACGTCGAGCCCGCGCGGCTGCCCCTAAGCGGGCTAAACCCGCTCAACTTGTAGGAGGCGACGATGGCCCTGATCTATACCCGCCCGCAAGGCGACGGCATTTTCGACGTGCTGGGCAAGCTGATCGGCGCGATCGAGCAGGCGCACGAGTGCTTTCGCACACACGAGACCGGCGGCCACCGCACCGCCCTTGACCAGTACAAGACCGACGAGGACTACACGGACGACACGGAGCGCGCCATTGCGCCGATGGTGGACGCGCTCTTTGGGCTCGAAACGGCCACGACGGACTACGCCGAGCGCGTCCGCCGAGTCGCTGGCAGTTATCTGGTCGCGGCGGTCGAGCGCGGCTTGAACCTGGCCAGCAAGTCGCTGTCCCTGCCGGATGCCTTGCGCCTGCTGATCCAAGAGATGCGCAAGGACGGGCAGACGGTGAAGCGCGATGCGCCTTTCATCTCGGCGCCCCAGCTGTCGAATATCGGCTACGACGGGTGGTTGTGGGTCGAGGATGTCGGGCCCAATAACGCGATGCGCGAGCGCATGATCGGCGAGACCCTCGACGTGACGTGCGTGTCGCAGCAGCCGGTACGCTTGGAGATTCGGTCCCGGCGGCCGCTGCTTCCCGCGATGGCGCACAACTGGCCCGGCGGGAGCGGCGCGGCCGTGACGCTGAAGGAAACGACCGAAACCGACGGCCGTCTGCTCAACGCAGGTTTTGAGCTCGTGGATGCGACCGGCGCCGCCACCAACTGGTCGGTGGTCGATGGGTCATGGAATCTGCACTGGGAAGTGACGCACTACGAAGTGCAGTCCATCGTCAAAAGTACGATGACGACCGGCCAGTATCGGCTGAAGTTCCAGCCGCCCAGCGGCGGGCTGCTGGTGACGCGGTGGCTGCCCTACGACGCCGACATGGTCGCGGTGCAGGCCGCGCTGCGTGAGTTGCCGGGGCTGGAGCGCGTTGAAATCACGGAACCCATTGCCGGCGCGTGGTACGTCCATTTCGTCGGAGTTCCCGGAGACCTGGCCCTGCTCACGGTAGACAATTCGACGGACGGTATCTTTTCGATCAACACGATTACCGATGGGTCGAGTCTTTTCTGGCGCGGGCGCACGTTGACCGTCTTCGGCAACGATGCACCAAACCGGCGCATCATGCAGCGCATCGAGCCGGGCACGCTGGAACCGGGCCGGTTGTATTTTCTGCTGGCGCGCTTGCGGAAGAGCGCCGCAACGACCGGCGGCGTGCTGCGTGCCGGCCTGTACGACGCGCTCGACAAGGCGGCCCTGAGCCAGCACTATGAGGCGGGCCAGTACGTCTGGCCCCTCAACGAAAGCGGCGCACCGATTGACGACGACCTGCTGGTCCCGACGGACCGTTTCGCGGCGGTCAAGCTGGCGACCTTTCGCGTGCGCGAAACGGACGCCAAACGTCCGATGTACTTTGTCCTGAACGTCAAGGACCTGGCAAGCGGCGTGACGTTGTACATTGACGACGTGCTGCTGGTCGAGGGCGTCGAACTGTACCCGGGCGGCCCGCTGGTGGTGCTGCAAAGCGGGAGTAATGTCCCCGACCTGGGCGCGAGTTTGCCGCTGACCATCGCCGTGGACCAGACGCAGGGCAAGTGGCAGAAGTGGTTCGGGCGCCTGTTCGGCGGCCCGCAGCTTCCGTCGCATTCGAGCCCGACGATTCCCGATTCCCTGATCCCCTGATCCATGCCCAGCGAATCCGAAATCCTGCAAGGCGTGCTGCGACACTACCGCGAGCGCTCCGGCCTTCCGGCCGATGCGGTGCACCTGGCCATCGAGCCCTTGGCCCCGCCCATGATCCCCAAGGGCGGCGGCTACTGGCTGACCGTCGCTCCGGGCGCCTCGCATTTTCCGCACGACGAAGTCCACGACGCGGTAACGATGCGCCAAATCCTTGACCTGCACGTAACCGGCTACGTGCGGATGCGCTTGGATCGGCCTGACCGGGAAACGTCGCTGATCCTTGACCCGGACCGCGGCGTGGGGAAGATCAAGCGCCTGATTCTGACGCTGTCCCACGTCGTGATCTATGACGAGTCTGATCTGCCGATCAACGTTACGATTTCGCCCGTCGGGGCTAGTGCCCCGAGCTATGACCCCGAGCAGGGGATCGGCTGGCTGTCCGTCCAATTCGCCGCGGAGTTCGACTGTTGCCTGCCTTCGTAGCGTGGAACGGCCAGGCGCTGCCCATGATCGGGGCATCGCCTGAGCTTCACCAGTGGCTGACGCTGCTTGATTTTCCGGCGGCCGTGTGGCCGACGCGGCCACGCACTGCGCCGTTTCCAGGCGCTGTGCATAGTGACCCGCAGTACCCGCAGAATCCGTATCCGCTACCGACCCACCCGCCAGAAGTCCGGCTCAATTCGCTGTGGTGGCCTTCGGGCCTGGGCCGCTGGTCCGTCGGATATTTCGCGATCCCGCCGCAGGACGATCAGGAGCAGTCGCAATCGCCCATCAAGCAAGCCGAAGCCAGCCGCGAAATCGGCGTGCTGACGATGGGCGACGGCATCCAAGCGGTGGAGTATTCGCCGATGGTGATCGTGCGCCGGATCGGATTGACCGGGAGCGCCACACGGGGCGGAGGATTTGAGCATGGCCCGCTGCAAATCGCCAGCGTCACGGACGTGCGATTTTTCTGGAATCAGATTCCGATTCCGACGCACCGTTTGGCGTACGGCATGGACTGGGAGCAGTTTTTCACCGCCCTATTGATGCCGCTATTGCGCGACGAAGAGTTTGCGAAAGACTGGGCGCAGTATTTCGTGCGCAAGTCGAACGCAGGGCATCGTACGAAAATCCGACCGGACATCACCTATTACAAGACCGCGACGCTGAGCGTCGGCCAGGCCCTCGACCTGGCCGCGGCGACCATTGGCGTATCGCTGCTATTGATGCCAAAGGCAGTCATCGACAAGGAGCCGCAAGAGGCCTTCAAGGGCGAAAAAATCGAGTATTCCATCGTGGCGGCCGATTACGATGACACGCAGCGTCTGGAAAATCAGCCGCTGCTGTGGAGCGCGGGCATCGGGTTCAGCCGTGAGGGCGGGCAGTACCCGGACGAACAGATTCCGGTCCGCGTGCTGTTCCCGTACTCGCACGGCGGCGCGCTGCATGGCGACGGTCGATACTGGGCGAGCGACTGGCAGAACCTGCCGCAGGATGATGAGGAGCCCACCGAGGACGAAGACGACCAGGAGGAGCAGCAAAGCCAGAGTGGGAACCCGGAACAGGAGGAGCTGAGACAGCCGGCCATCGAGCAGTCGGACGACCCGCTGTTTCCCATCGCCGTCTGGTGCACCTACCCGGCCCTGCGCGAGCGCCCGCTGCCGCAGCTCGGCGTGCGCGACCCTGACAACCGGGACGATCTGCTCCAAGTGGCGGAGCATATTCGGGAAATCTACAAGCACCGCGCGCGGCAGTGCGCGTGGGGTGCGCTCGTCTATTCGGGCGTGCCGTTCAATCAGGGCATCGACTGGCGACGATTCCCGCAGCAGCGCGGATTTTTCCCCAACGCGCTATCCCATACGGGATCGGAGGAATCGTTCTGGCTGCTGCTGGGCGTCCCCGGCCCGACGGTGGCGCATGGCACGGCCGGCGGCCTGCGGTGCCAGACGCTAGTCCGCGCGCTGCCCGCGCCCTTCGTGCCGACCATCTGGCCGGTCATCCCAGCCGAGACTCAGGAGCAGTCGCAAAATCCCGAGAATCAATCGCAGAGCGGGCCGGGAAATGGCGATGATCAGTCTTCGACGCGCCCGGTGCATCGCGTGCGGCCCTCGGAAATCGTCGCCGCGCAACTTCTCGAAGGCTGGAAGTTCGAGCGGTCGAAGAAGCGCACCGCGTACGCCATGGCGCGCCTTGTGTACGACGAAAAGGGCGACGGCAAATACGTCCCGATGGGCAAGGACAAGGTGCGTGTGTACGACCCGATGGACCTGCGGCACGGCACCAAGCCGAAGGACATCGTGTGGGTGGCCGTACTGCCGCCCGATACCAGCCGGCTGGTACTGGTCAGTCGCCACGCGGACACGCTGATTGTTCGCACGACGAACCCCATCCCGAACGACGATGGGTATTACGAGGGCATCATTCAGTTCTGGAACGCGCGCAAGAAGCGCTGGGAGGATGGCCCGAGCTGCTACGTGCTCGACGCCAATGACCCGGGAAGGTAAGCATGGCCGAAGATTTCCCGCAGCGGATACTGGCTCGCCCCTTTGGCTGGCACGACGGCAAGCTCATTGTGGCCAGGGCGTGCGCTGCCCCCGACGAAACCGGCAAGCGGTGGCTAGGAGTCATTGGCAGCGCTAGCGCACAGAGCGGCAAGCCGATTGTGATCGGTACGGAGTGCGAGTTCCCGTCCATGCGCCGGCAGCTCGGCCGCTGGGTATCGTGGCCGCACGGCCAGCGCGCCATCTACGCCATCGCCTGCTGCCAGCACGGATCGAGCGCTGGATCGAGCGGACCGTCTAGCGGGCCGAGTTCCGGGCCCTCCAGCGGGCCGAGTTCCGGCCCCTCCAGCGGGCCGTCGAGCGGGCCGAGTTCCGGCCCCTCCAGCGGGATGCGCAGCGGCCTGGAAAGCGGGCCGTCGAGCGGGTTCAGTTCGGGCCCCTCCAGCGGGCCCAGCAGCGGCCCCTCCAGCGGTCCGTCGAGCGGGCCGAGTTCCGGCCCCTCCAGCGGCCCCAGCAGCGGCCCGTCGAGCGGGCCGCGCGGGGGCTGCCGGCTGTATCCGTGGCGGTTCTACACGACCGGCGGAGCTCAAATCCTGTCGGAACCCGAAGACTGGATCGTGCGCTGGAAAACGGCGCCGGATTCCTATGCTCAATCGGCCGCCGGGGATCGGTTTGTCGAATGCTGGGGCGAGTACCGGCGCCGGTTCCGCGTCAGCGTGACCGCAGAGTTCGCGACCGCCCATCGCGGATCGCTGCGCGTGTGGATCGAAGTGTGCGGCGGCGTGGTGACGCAGCATGACCCTTACATGATCACGCTCGATACACCACAACACCCGCCGCAGTGTCAGTGGAGCTTCGAGGATTCCGGATCGCGCGAAGCCGAAGTGGACACGGCCTTTTGCGGGTGGGTGAACGAGGAAGACTTGCCGGCGACGGCCGAAGACATCAATCACCCGCCGTCGATCCGCATCCATTGGGAGTATCACCTGCTGTTCGAGGGTCCCGAGTATTGCAATCCCGAGAACGCAAGCCGATTGACCTTCACGTTTGAGTGGCTGTAACACATGAAA